GCCTGCGTGTTCATGCTATTTTACTTGAGCACCTCGCGGTCATGGCGGAATTGGCAGACGCGCTAGATTCAGGTTCTAGTGAACAGTACGTTCATGGAGGTTCAAGTCCTCTTGACCGCACCACCAAACAACCCTAATCTTGATACGAGGTTAGGGTTGTTACTTTTTGTCCGTAACTCCGCTAAACTTGGGGCTTCTGGTATCCTTCCCGCTACCCCGTGCCTGTCCGGAGCAGTTTCTGGAAGGACTTTTTTGCGTTATGAACGAGTATGGGGTAGCGGGAAAGGGGTTTCCCGTCACCCCATAGCCCTTCCCCGTTACCCCATAAGGGCTTCCCGCTACCCCATTGAAAAAGGCGGCCATGCCGCCCGAAAAGAATCACGGCCAGGATCATCATTCCATCCTGACCGTGATTTTGTTTTCGCCCCGGAATGTGAATGTCACCGAACCGTCATCGGAAACAACTGCCTGATTCACCAGCAGGTTCCAGGGCTGGTCTTCCCATTTTTCAAGGATAAGTGGCCGCTCAAGCATATCATCGATGAAACGCATGATGGCTTTGCTTCTGGAAAGGCGCTCCTGGCGTTCTGCTTGTAGGCGGTTCAGCTTTGCTTCAGCCTTCCTGAAACGTTCATCGTATTCAGTCGTCTTCTGCCTGAATTCCTCCATGTTTTCTCCGATGGCGTTGTGGCTGTGGATGTAAGCGCTGTTCAAGACGACTACATCGTCCATTTCTTTTTTCGCTGCCTGAATCTTTGTATCGAGGGCTGTGGTGTCCGCCAGTATGGTTGCAACTGTTTTGCAGTCCTCTGCGATTGTCTCCCGGTCCGCCATCAGGAGATTGTATGCCTTCAGGAACAATGTTTTAATGGTATCCTCGTCCAGGGTGGGCGTTTTGCACTTTTCGCCTTTGCCGTATTTCCGATTGCAGCGCCAGATGACTTTGCGATATGGATCGTTGGAGTGCCAGACCTTCTGGCCGTAGTACCCTCCGCAATCGCCGCAGATGATCCGGGAAGCGAAAACGCTGTTGCCGCTGTACCCTCGTCCGATACTTTTCCGTCGGGCCAGTTCTGTTTGAACCCTATCGAAATCCGAGGGCGGGATAATGGCGTCGTGATTGCCCTGCACATAAAACTGTGGCACCTCGCCCTCATTGATCTTGTGCTTCTTTGTCAGGAAGTCCACCGTGAAAGTTTTCTGCAGCAGCGCGTCACCCTTGTACTTTTCGTTGGTGAGGATACTCAGAACCGTTGATTCTGACCATTTCTTTTTCTTCATGGGAGTTGGGATACCCTTCTCTTCCAGCATATGGCAGATGCCAATGGGCGTCATCCCATCCATAAAGCTACGATAGATCAGGCGGACGATTTCTGCTTCCTGCGGATTGATCACAAGCCCTCCGTCCTCTCCGCGATCATATCCCAGAAAGGAGCTGTAGGCAAGCGATACCTTTCCGTCGGCCATCCGCTTGCGGTGGCCCCAAGTGACGTTTTCTGAAATGCTCCGGCTCTCTTCCTGAGCCAGGGAGGACATGATGGTGATCAGGAGCTCGCCCTTGCCATCAAATGTCCAGATGTTCTCTTTCTCAAAAAAGCATTCGACACCGTGATCCTTCAGCTTCCGGATCGTGGTCAGGGAGTCAACGGTGTTTCGAGCGAAGCGGCTCACGCTCTTGGTGACAATCAGGTCGATATGCCCGGCCAGCGCGTCCTCCACCATTTCATTGAAGCCGTCCCTGTGCCGGGTGGTCACAGCACTGATGCCCTCGTCAGTGTAGACCTTGACGAAAGTCCAGTCCGCATGTGACTGAATATACTGCGTGTAGTAATCCACTTGGGCCTCATAGCTGGTGAACTGCTCGTCACTGTCTGTCGAAACACGGGCGTATCCTGCGACCCGACGCTTTGCCAGAGAGGCGATGGGCGCTGTGGTAAAAACATTCTTTGTCGCTGGGATGGTGGTGATTGTCTTAGCCATGGTTCCTCCTGAATGCGTTCTGACGCGCTTTTTCCTTCATCTCCAGTGTCCAGCTCTCCCGCCTGGATCTGTCTTTCCATTCGATCGTCTCAACTTTTCCATCAGTCAAGTGCAGTTCGATCGTGTTGGGACCGGATGCGATCATGTGATCAACCTGATTCTGGAAAACTTCAGGCAGCCAGGTCTCCATCCCCAGGGATGCCATGATCGCTGTCTTCATAGTGTCCTCTGGGATTTTCTTGCTCTGGCAGTACGCTTTCCCTTCCGTGTAGTAGGTGGGGCATATCCATCCGGGAGTACCGTTTTTCAGGGTCCTCCGGTAGTTACATCCGCAATTTGGACAGCGGATCATACCGGTGAATTCACTCGTCTGACGTTTAGGCCTTCCAGCGTTTTTTTCAGCAATCGCAGCCAATCTGGTTTGAACCTTCTCAAAGGTATCGCGATCGATCAGGGCGGGATGACTCTCCGTGACATAGTACTGCGGGAGCTCTCCCTGGTTGGGGATCTTTTTCTTTTCCAGATGATTGTTGACGAATGTCTTCTGCAGCAGAGCGTCGCCCACATACTTTTCGTTTGACAGCATCAGGCGGAGCCGAGGCGTCTGCCATTTCCCGCCCAATGCGCCGTAGTGGCCATTTCGGTTCAGCCATCGCGCCACGGAGTTCAGGGATTCGCCATTGGCCACTCTGCTGAAGACCTCCTGGGCAATTGGTCCTTCCACCGGATCGATCTCAACCCCGGATTCTTTGCTGATCCTGTAACCGAACAGGAAGCGCCAGCACATAAGCTCACCCTGCTCATAGCCCTTTCGAATGCGCCATTTCTGATTATCACTGGCGGACTTGCTTTCTTCCTGCGCATAGGAAGCCAGAATGGTCAGCATCAGCTCACCGTCCGCGCTCATCGTGTGAATTCGCTGTTCTTCAAAGTAAACGTCAATGCCCAGCGCCTTCAAATCCCGAACAGCCTCCAGCAGTGTTACTGTGTTTCTGGCAAAGCGGGAGATGGATTTTGTGACGACCATATCCACGGTGCCATTCCGGCAATCAGCCAACAACCGCTGGAATTCCGGCCTTGCTTCCTTTGTGCCTGTGTAGGCTTCATCCGCGTATACACCCGCGAAAATCCATCCGGGCTCTTTCTGGATAAGCTCGCTGTAATAGCTGACCTGCTCAACCAGTGAGTGGAGCATGGCGTCCTTGCCGGAGGAAACGCGGGCATAAGCCGCCACCCGTTTTTTCTTCTCCAAACGGGGCTTGGGAGCCAGTCTTGTGACCTGTTTTTCCAAGAAGATCACCCCTTTCGCAGTGTCGGATATTACCTCTACTGGGGCTTATAAAGCAAGCGATTATCCCGGAAAATGCTGCTTTCTGAAAGGTTATATTTTTGGCGCATCTTCTCCTCGAAAAGCTGAAATTCACGTTCGGTAATCAAGCCCAGTTCCTGCATGATATGCCCCTGGGTGATAGCGGCAATGTAGCGAATGAGATCACTGTCACTCATGCGATACGCCGCCTCTCCTGGACGCATAATAACAGGAGCGGGAGCAGTATTTTCCTGGCTTATGCGAAAAGAACTCTTTCCCGCAAAACAGGCATGTAAAGCGATGTCCCTTCATGCTCTCTGGATGAGCCACCCACCAACGTCTGCGGCATGCGTCAGAACAAAAGCGACGAGTTGACCGTACCAAATCCTGTCGGAGAGGTTTATGGCACTGCTCGCAGCGAGGCACAGGGATGGCTTCCTTGCTGCGCTTGAAATACATTTTTATTGAGCCGAGGCTGAACCCGGTCTCATCCGCGATAGCTTGATAGGAATAACCTGCTGAACGCAGTTCGTTAATGCGCTGCTTTTCCTGAATGGTCATAGTGGCACCTCCTCACGGAGGAGTCACCGGAAAAAGTGTGATCGGCAACAGGCAAAAGAAAGCTTCCAGCGAAAAAATGTGCTGGAAGCTAAAGGTTATGTATCAGTTTCAAATTATGGTTGTTAGTTATCGGTCCACATTTCGCACTGGCTCATCACAGTATTGATAGCATCCTCCATCCCTTCCGGAGGGTATTTATACCGCTTGAGCAGTCGCTTCACCATGACGCGCATGGCCGCGCGGGCGCTTTCTTTTTGCTGCCAGTCAATGGTGCGGTTTCTGCGCAGCTGTTCCGTCAGTTCACGTGTCATCGCTACCAGTTGATCATTGGAATAGAAATCCTTGATGGCTTCCGGCTTTGTCAGCGCATCATAGAAAGCCATTTCCTCATCTGACAAGCCCAGCGATGCGCCTTGCTTGTGCAGCTCAGCGATTTGTGCCGCTGTTTCCAGAAGCTCCTTGATAACCTCTTCATTGGTGATCAGACCGTTGTAATATGCGTTCATCAGCTGCGTGATCTTTTCGGAGAACTTCTGTGACTGAACAACATTGGTACGTTTGTAGATAGATACCTGCTCTGCTATCAGCTTTCGGAGAACCTCGACGGCGATATTCTTCTCCTTCATCTTGGCGATTTCTTCAAGCACCGCAGGATCGAAGAGGGAAAACTGCTCGCAGTGATCCCTGCTGTCAAACAGATTGATTACGCCTTCACTCTGAATGCTGGCCTTCAGCAATTCGTTGATTTGGGCGTTGATTTCCGAAAGTGAAAGCATTCTGCCGCCGGATCCTCCGGTCGTCAGCTTGGTCACGGTAGCCCGAACAGCCTCAAAATACGCTGCCTCGTGGCGTTCTTCCTCAGTGGTCAAGCTGGAACAAAGGGAGTGCGCCTGCTTGAGCAACATGGCCTCTTTGATAAACATATCCTTCCTGGTCGGTGTATCGCCACCCATCACATGGACAGTGGGTGGTGCTGCAGGATCGAGCACATAGTTTACGCCGCCAGCAATCAGCTTCGCCATGGTGAGAGGCGAGCCACCAAAGAATCTGCTGTAATCATAGTCGTGGAACAGATCACGGCATACCTGCAGCTTTTCCTTGAATTTCGGGTAGGCGGTCTTTGCGATGTTCATGTCGCCATAGTTGCTGCGGTCGCGGGCGGTGTACTCGTTCATCGCGGCGCGTAACGCAGATGCAATGCCTACGTAATCAACAATCAGGCCACCCTCCTTATCCTTGAACACACGGTTGACACGTGCGATGGCCTGCATCAGGTTATAACCGTGCATTGGCTTGTACACGTACATGGTAGCCAGCGAAGGCACGTCAAATCCAGTCAGCCACATATCAACAACAATGGCGATCTTCATCGGATCGTTATTGTCCTTGAATTTGCGGGCAAGCTCTTCTTTATGCGCCTTTGTGCCGACGATATCCTTCCAGTCTTCCGGATCGTTATTGCCACCTGTCATGACGACACCGATTTTTTCTTTCCAGCCGGGGCGAAGCTCCAACAGCTTCCGGTAGATCTTCATGGCGATGGGGCGGCTGTACGCGACAATCATAGCTTTGCCTGTCAGGAGATTTGCGCGGTTCTGCTCGTAGTGCTCTACGATGTCCTCGCACAGCGACTGGACAGTAGAATCCGCGCCAAGCACACTTTCCATCTGCCCGAGCATCTTCTTGCTCTTCTCAATCGTCTGCGGATCAGCGTCAGCCTCCAGCAGATCATACGTTTCATCAATTTTACGCAGCGTATCCTCATCCAGCTTCAGATGAATGACGCGGCTCTCATAATAAACGGGGCGGGTAGCGCCGTCCTCGACCGCCTGCGTCATATCGTAGACGTCGATATAGTCGCCGAATACCTCGCGCGTGTTGCGATCCTTCATGGACACAGGAGTGCCGGTAAATCCGATAAAGGTCGCGTTGGGCAGAGCGTCGCGGATGATGCGGGCATTGCCGACCACGACGCGAGCTTCTTCCTCGCCAGCATCATTCTTCTGCATCACGATACGCTCGTCGAACCCGTATTGGCCACGATGTGCTTCATCGGCCATGACAACGATGTTTCTACGTGTAGAAAGTGGCTTTTCACCTGCCTCAAACTTGAACATGGTGGTGAAGATGATGCCATTGGCCTCCCGGCCCTCAAGCAGGGATTTGAGATGTTCCTTGCTCTCCGCCTGTACAGGTGTTTGCCGGAGAAAAGCGGCGCATTTGGCAAACTGCGTATACAGCTGATCGTCCAGATCAATCCGGTCCGTCATTACAACGATAGTCGGGCTGTCCAGCGCATCCTGTAGCAGATGCCCGTAAAACACCATCGACAGCGACTTGCCGCTGCCCTGTGTATGCCAGAACACGCCGCCTTTACCGTCCGTCTCTGTGGCTACCTTGGCCTTCTCGACAGCTCGTCGCACAGCGAAATACTGATGATAGCCTGCGAGGATCTTGACCGGCTTTGGCGTCTCATTGGAAAACAGGATGAAATTTTTGATGATGTCCAGCAGTCGATTCCGCTGGAACATGCCTTCATAAAAAGTGTCGAACTGAGCGTAGGCGGTATTCTCATAGCTGCCGTCTTTAGTCTTCCACTCCATGAAACGATCGAGACCAGAGGTGATGGTGCCAGCCTTGTTGGTGCTCAGGTCGCTGATCACACAGAAGGCGTTATAGTAGAACATGCTGGGGATGTCCTGCATGTAGTTTCTGATTTGATTATAGGCATTCTCTGCACCGACCTCATCCTTGGATGGAGACTTGAGCTCGATCACCACCAACGGCA